GCTCGTTATACCAAGGGTCTAGCTCGTGCTATGGCTTATACCAAGCAGGTTAAAGCTGCTGCGGTATTGAATAACGGCTTTAATAGTCAAGTTACCTATGGTGACGGACAGCCTTTGTTCTCTACAGCGCATCCTTTGATTTCTGGTGGTACTAACGCCAACACTCCATCTACCCCTGCTGACTTGAACGAAACTGCGTTGGAAAACGCTGTTATCCAGATTGCAGCTTGGACTGATGAACGTGGTCTGTTGATCGCTGCTCGTCCTAAGAAACTTATAGTTCCACCAGCATTGCAATTCGTTGCTACCCGTTTGCTCGACACAGAACTCCGTGTTGGTACAAACAACAACGATATCAACGCTATTAAGAACAACGGTTCTGTTCCAGAAGGTTACACAATTAACCACTTCTTGACCGCAACCAATGCATGGTTCTTGACAACCGATGTACCAAATGGCTTGAAACACTTTGTTCGTATTCCATTGCAAAATAGCATGGACGGTGACTTTGACACTGGTAACGTACGTTACAAATCCCGTGAGCGTTATAGCTTCGGCGTTTCTGATCCATTAGGTGTATATGGTTCTTACTAAGTAGTGCAGAGGGGGCATAAAAAACCCCCTCTTTTTGTTTTATTTGTTGTATGATTTAGATACTGGGTGATTAACTATTCCACCACTGCCCCAGCAGACAATGCAATGATCGGGATAGTAACTTTTGCATAAGGAGTCCATTATGGGACGTAGTACATTTGAAGGCCCAATTTTATCTGGTGATAATCGTTTTGGTCCAGTTCGTGACGTTGGTTACGCAGACTTAATTCAATCAGCTTTTTTAGATTTTTCAGTAACAACAGCTAATACTGCTAACTATGGCGGTGGTTCTGGCGTGTTTGCTGCTTCAAACAATATTCCTAATAGCGCTGCAACTATTTATAAACCTCAGAGTGGTGCTTATAGCACTAACGGACCTACAGCTGCTACAGCTCCAACAGCTGATGCAACAACCTTGGTATATCGTGGCGTAGTATTTTATATTCCTTACGGTTCTAACATTACTGACGTTATCATTGATATCGGTACAATTCCAAAAGATACAGCTGGTACTCCTTTGGCAGTAACAGCTATTCAGCCATACGTTTCTAACAACTTTGCAACTTCTACTGGTGTTTATGGCACATTTGCTAACATCTCTAGTCCAGCTACACAGCGTTACACAGCTACTTATGTTGGTACTCAATTGCCTAACGTAAGCTCTACATTGCAAGATTTCCAAAACTTACAACCTGGTACACAACCTACATGGTTCTCACAAGTGGTTGTAACTTTGGCAATGACTACATCGACTGCTGGCTTATCTTCTGGTCAAATTGAAGTGTCACTTCGTTATAACCAACTTGATCTGAACATTGGTAACAGTACAACTTATCCATATGGTAACTTTGATTAATGATGTGATAGGGGGTTCACAGCCCCCTTTTTTAAATAATCTAAGGAGCTAAAATGGGTTTAAATTTATTTAATTTTTTCTCGCCTAATAACCAAACGGCTACTATGGGGACACAAACCCCTAGCATGGCTTGGCAAGGTATTGATGGCGCAGCAGAATTTATTGCTCCTCAACGTTTGCGTGACGTTGTTGGTAAGCTAAAAGTATCACAATCACAAAACATTTATGATGCCGACTTCGAGTATGGCGTTCAACCTTTGCGTTGGGAACAGTTTATTCAAAACATCTCTGGACAAGCTTATATTGTTCAAAACCCAGGTCTAGGTGGTGTTTCGATGAACATTGGTGGTGGTAACACCCCAGGCGATATTACTATTCGTCAATCACGCCCATACCATAGATATCAGCCAGGTAAAACTTTTTACATGGCGTCTAACGTTAACTTTGGTTCATCTGTTACTGGTCAGACTCAACGTGTTGGTATTTTTGATGATTCCAATGGTATTTTCTTTATGCAAACTGGAGTTCCAGGACCATTAAACCCTGGCGCTATGAACGTAGTTATTCGTTCTGATTCTGGTACTAACGGTGTATTTGACCAAGTTATTCCTTGTGATCAATGGAACGGTAGCAAGAATTTAATTTATTCAATCGACTGGACTAAAGTTCAGATGATTTGGATGGAATATGCTTGGTATGGCGCTGGTGCGTTACGCTGGGGTATTGTTATTAATGGTGAACCTTGGGTTCTCCACCAAGTTGGTACTGGTAACGGTGTAGTAAACGGTGTACCACAAGTTAAACCTTGGAGTCGTACTGGTAACTTACCTGTTCGCTATGAGCAACGTGATAATGGAAGTAACGCACAATCTTTAATGACTCACTATGGTGTTTCAGTATTGATTGAAGGCGGTATTGATAAACAACGTGGATTTACCTATTCATATGGTAATGATGCTAAAACTCAAAATCGTGTAATTCCAGCATCCGCAGTTCGTTATCCAGCAATGTCTTTCCGTATGCGTTCTGTTGGTACAGATATTTTTGACCAAACTAATGCTGCTGCAACGGGTGGCTCTCCTACTACATTAAGTATTAGTGCGTCTACTCCAGCTATTAGCTCTGTTGTTGGTCAGCCAAACGGTGGTCAAGCTTTGGTTACTTTTGCTTCTGCTCACGGTTATGCAGTAACTAACCCAGCGCAAGCCAATAACCCAGCTCAATACGTCACTTTAAGTTCATTTACTGAAACAGCTACTGTAGCTTCTGGTAACTACGCTTTTGCAAGTACTACTTTAACTGTAACTACAGCGGTTGCTACTGGTGCATTACAACCAGGTCAAGTATTATCTGGTACAGGTATTTCTGGTACTCCTACTATTGTTGGTCAGTTAACAGCTACTAGTGCAGCAGTTGGCTCACAGGCATTTTCAAGCGGCGGTGCAGTAGGTTCTAGCGTAGTAGTTCTTGCGGCTGGTACTTCATTTGCAATTGGTCAGTTATTTGCTGGTACAGGTGTTCCAACTGGTACATTTATTACTGCTGTTAATGGCGCAACTATTACTGTTAATAAAGCATTTACTGTTCAAGCAGCTGGTACATATACTTCCTATGCTCCTGGAGGTCTTGGTACTTATCAGGTAAGCGTAAGCGGATTAAGTGCTACTGGAACATTAACAGCAACTACTACTTATGCAGCTCAAACTTGGTTGATTCAGTCTGTTCTTACAACGACTACTATGATTCTTCCAATTCAGTTGGTAAATGGCGCAACATTGACTTCTACCCCAACAGCAACATACTGGGGTGCAAACCAATGGGTAGGTAAGTTTGTTTATTACCAAGCTAGCTTGCCAGCTATTAGTGGTATCGCTGCAGCTACAAGTTCTACGATTGCAGGTTTGACTCAATATTCAGCGGTAATTACCTTTGCTTCAGCCCACGGCTTAAAACAAGGTGACGTTATTACTATTTCTGGCTCAACACCTACAACGTATAACGGTATTTGGTCTGTAAATATTCCAGCTACAAACCCAACAACTACGATTTCTATTACGTTTGGTACAACAACTCCAGGTTCTTATACATCTGGCGCAACTGCTACTAGCCCGTATACAGGTCGTATTACATCTAATACAACTAGCACAATTACTTTTGGTGATATTGTGACTGGGTTGCCATTAGCTAATCCCCCTGTATCTGGGAATACTTATCAGATTGGTTTGATTGACCGTGGTCAATTATTGCCCGCAACGTTGTTGTTGAACTCATCTGCTACATGTTTGGTTGAATTGATCTCTAGTACACCTACTAACCAACTTTCATTGCAAAATGCTAACTTTGTTCCATTAAACACTTTGGGTTCTTATAACTCATTTGCGGAGCAAGACCTTAGCGCAATTCAATGTTCTGGTGGTGAGGTAGTGTATGCGTTCTCTACTCCTCCTAACGGCTTGCAACAGCTTGATTTGAGTAACTTTTTCCCTGTATTGACCAACATTAAAGGTAACGTGGCTGACATTTTGACAGTTGCTGTAACTTCTTCTGCTGGTGCTACAGTACAGGTTAACGTAGTTGCACAGGAAGCGATGGCATAACATGGCTACCAAAAAGAAAGGCCCCTCTCTTGCGGTTGGAAGAGGCGAGAAACTTCCAGTTTCTCAAGGGGCTGGACTTACTGCCAAAGGTCGTGCAAAGTATAATAAAGCTACGGGGTCTAATTTAAAGCCTCCTCAACCAGAAGGTGGCGCTCGTAAGAAGTCATTCTGTGCCCGTATGTCTGGTATGCCAGGACCAATGAAAGATGAAAAAGGGCGCCCTACTCGTAAGGCAGCTAGTTTAAAGCGGTGGAATTGCAAATGACCGAAATGGACCCAATAGAGACAGCTAGAGAATTAGCTACCCACGCAAGCAATATCCAACACTTACAGGTAGATATGGATAAAATGGTAAAAGAGATGGAAGAAATCAAAATTGCCATTCAAGCTATTAATAAAACTTTATCTGAAGCTAAAGGTGGTTGGAAAACATTGATGGCTGTTGGCGGCGCAGTTAGCGTATTAACAGGTGTTATTGGGTTAGTTATTGGGTATTGGAGTCATAAATAATGCCAAGTAAATCAAAAAAGCAGCATAATTTGATGGAGATGGTAGCTCATAACCCTAAGATGGCTAAAAAAGTTGGTATCCCTCAGTCAGTGGGTAAAGAGTTTGTAACTGCCGATAAAGGCAAAAAATTTAAGAAAGGTGGTACAGCATGGAAACCAAAAAAATAGCAATGAAAGAAACAATGGGTAGTCAGACTATGGGCAAAGTTAAAACTGGCGCTCCTAGCATTGATGGTATTGCAGAGCGTGGTAAAACCAAAACTAAGTACCCAAAAATGGCTGGTAACACAATTGGTAACGGTCCTTTGGTTCACGTTAAATAATCATGACTCCCGAACAGCAAAAAGCGTATTACGCTAAAAATAAAGCTGAAGCCGATAAAAAGGAAAAAGCTGCAGATTATGAGGCTTTTGGGTCTCGTGGTGACGCCGCTCGTAAGGGTATGGAAGAAGGTCGTATGGACGCAATGGGCAATGCCTATAAGAAAGGTGGGAAAACTATGGAATACAAACACAACGTTGATCACGTAAAACATCATTATGGTAGTGGTCATGCACATGGTCATGAGCAAGATAAAGTTCATTCTATGTACAAGCAAGAGCCACACAAAATGCATCATGAGCATGTAAAAGCTATGTGCGGCGGCGGTATGGCTAAAGGCAAACACAAGTGATGGCAAGCCGTGGGATGGGTGCTGTAGCTCCATCTAAGATGCCTAAAGCTAAAACGATTGTCCGCAAAGACAATCCAGATGACGTCACTATGTATAAAAAAGGTGGCGAAGTCTGGGATAAACCACGTCCAAAAGGACTTGGTAAACCTAAGAAGATGTCAGCTGCTAAGAAGTCTAGTGCAAAAGCAGCAGCAAAAGCCGCAGGTAGACCGTACCCAAATTTAATTGATAACATGAAAGCAGCGAGGAAAAAATGACTTTATTTGAACGTGTATTAACTTACATTAAAAGCGTCGGTCATGCAGTAGAAAGCGAAGAGCATAAACTATTAAATGAGTTTGTATCCTATCTAGGTAGTGATAAAGTCGTTTCTGGTTTTTCAGACTCTCCAGTAATTAAAGACTTTGCTGCTACTATTGCTCCACAACCTGTGGCTGAATCTACTCCAGTACCAGTTGTTGAAGAAGCTCCAGTAGAAGAACCTGTAGTGGAAGAACCTGCTCCAGCCCCAGTAGAAGAGCCTGTAGCTGAAGAAACTCCAGTTGTTGAAGAAGCTCCACAGGAGTAAGCGATGTCTACATCATCCACTACGCTATTTAATTTAGATATGGGCGACCTCATTGAGGAAGCCTTTGAGCGTTGTGGTACGCAACTACGATCTGGCTATGACTTTAGAACCGCCCGTCGTAGTGTCAATATGCTTACTATTGAGTGGGCAAATCGCGGAATTAATCTATGGACTATTGAGCAGGGGCAAATTCCTATCAATATCAATGCTGGGCAAATTAGTTACCCAATTCCTGTAGATACTATTGATTTATACGACCAAGTTATTCGTCAAGGCACTGGGCAAAATCAGGTTGATATTAATCTTACCCGCATATCTGGGGATACATATCTCACGATACCTACTAAAAACGCTTATGGTCGTCCTATTCAAGTCTGGATTGATAGGCAGTCAGGTAACGTAGATGCTCTTCCTGTAACGGCTTTAACACAAGCTGCATCGGCAACTGATACTACTTTGTATGTAACATCTACCGCTAATATGCGTAGTCAAGGCTATATCAACATAGACGGCGAAACAATTCTTTACCAAAACCTTGGGCAAGCTAACTCTAGTAACGCAAATCAGTTACTAAATTGCTATCGTGGGGTTAATAATACTACGGCAACTGCTCATAATTTAGGGGCTAGTGCCTATAATAATTTCTTGCCAAACGTCAATATTTGGCCTACTGGTAATCCTGGAACCCAATATACGTTGATTTACTGGCGTATGCGTCGTATGCAGGATGCTGGTACAGGTGTAACTACTGAAGATATTCCATTCCGTTTTATTCCATGTATGGCTGCGGGTCTTGCTTATTACTTGTCTATGAAGTTAATGGACATTAATCCTCAGCGCATTCCGATGTTAAAAGCGGATTATGAACAGCAGTTTCAGTTTGCGTCAGAAGAAGATAGAGAGAAAGCGCCTTTGCGATTTGTGCCCCGCAACATGAATTACTATAGATAATCATGCCAAATAAGTTCGCCTCTGGTAAACACTCAATAGCGGAATGTGACCGTTGTGGACAACGGTATAAATTGCATGAGCTAAAAACCCAGACTCTTAAAACTAAGCCTTATAAAGTTAAAGTTTGTCCACCTTGCTGGGATCCTGATCAACCACAGCTACAACTTGGTATGTATCCTGTATCTGACCCACAAGGTATACGGGAACCACGCCCTGATGTGAGTTATTATTCATCAGGAAGCACAGGGTTATACATAAACCCAAATGCTAGTAATAATGTAAATAATGCTGGGTATCCTAGCGATGGCAGTAGGGAGTTTCAGTGGGCTTGGAACCCTGTAGGAGGAGCTAGTTATTTTGATAGATATTTAACGCCAAATAGCTTGATTCCAGTAATAACAATCGGTACAGTCACAATATCAACCACTTAGGAGCATTAAAATGGCAAAAATGAAACACGATGATGAAGCTCAAGATAAAAAATTAATCTCTAAGATGATTAAAACTTCTGAGAAAAAAGAACCTGAAGGCATGATGAAACGTGGCGGCAAGGTTAAAAAGATGGCTAAAGGCGGCGTAACTAGTATGCAAGAAAAAACTATGGGCCGTAATATGGCTCGTGCTATGAATCAAAAATCTGGCGCAAGAGGTCGTTAATATGGCAACTCAAATTAAACCAACTAGCAAAAACAGTTCGCCTATGCGTACTGGGCATGCTAAAAATAACGGTCCTGCAGAACAATATGAAGCTAATGGCACAGGCGTAGCAGCTATGCGCAAGGCTACTGGGCATGATGCAAGAGATCCAAACACATTCCGTGCGGATGAAGTAACCCCAGCTACTGTACCTATGCGTGTAAGCATTGGTGATCGTGCTCGTGGTCCTAAAACTGATGGTATTGAAGTACGTGGTTCTGGTGCTGCAACTAAAGGTCGTATGGCTAGAGGTCCAATGGCTTAAGGGTAAACCCTATGAATTACGAACAGTTATATAACAATATCCAGTCGTACGCCGAGAACACCGAACAGTTGTTCGTGGCAAATATTCCAGTCTTTGTAATGGAGGCTGAAGAGCGTATATATAACTCAGTTCAATTACCATCACTGCGTAAAAACGTTATTGGAACTATGACATCTGGAAATAGTTATTTGTCTTGTCCTATAGATTATTTATCAACATACTCGTTGGCTGTAATTGATTCATCAGGTAACTACAGTTATCTGTTAAACAAAGACGTTAATTTCATTCGTGAATGTTACTTAAACCCAACTTATAGTGGAACACCTAAGTATTACGCACTTTTTGGTACGCAATACAACAATAATAATGAACTATCTTTTATTTTAGGTCCAACACCAGACACAAACTACAGCGCTGAATTACATTATTTTTATTACCCACCAACCATTGTTCAAGGTCAAATATCCCTTCTTGGAAATATTACAGGTGGTTCTTTATATACCAATGGTATATACCAAAATGTATCTTTAACAGGAGGTTCAGGTGCTAATGCAACTGCTGATATCCTTGTTGCCTCAGGTGCAGTGGTCTCTTGCAACCTTAAGTTTGGCGGTAATTTTTATGCTGTTGGTGATGTATTGTCTTGTTCTTCTTTGGGGTCTACTGGTAGCGGTTTTTCAATTTTAG